GTGATGGTGAGAGTGAGAATCCTTAGTCAAGGAAGTATTCAAATTGGATTGTGATTTTCTCAATGGCAACATCATTGGAGCTTGCATCTGCATCACTACCCTCCCACTTACTTACCCATGCTTCTGCGAGTTTGTAAGTACGAACAGTAGCACCGAAACGGTCAAGCTGTTCAAATATAACTGTGTTCCTAGCATTGGCATCTGTCAAAGCTGACTTCAATAGTTTTTGAAAACTGGTATCAGCATACATACCCCTCTCTGCTACTACTTCCCCCACTTTCTGTTTGCCCGGCAATTTATGAGTGAAGTCAAATCCACCTTCATCATATTCGGTAACATTTATTTCGTGGGTCAGACCACTTACTTTCTGAAATCCGATTCCTGTGGGTAGTCCGGGGATAGTGAGTCGGAATTTGAACTTTTGCAATGGGTCAGCGGAAGCAGTACGAGCCATTGCATGTGCTTTAAGGGTCAACACATCTAAAACTTTATTCTTCATATTAGCTCATCCTCCTTTACGAACCTGATACTTCGTGATTTACTCTGAACACCACGAATTCAGCGGGTTTCTTACTTGCGTACCCAACTTCACAAATAAGCCTACCTTGATTTCTGACATCGGGAGTATTCAAATCTTCATCACACTTCACATAGTAGGCTTCAGAAGCTTCTGCACCAAACAGTCCACCATCTCTCCAAAGAGTGTCAAGGAATGCTTGAACAGTGGTTCTTACTTTCGACCATGTGATGGCATCATTCGGTTCAAATACAAATTGCTGAGTGCCTTGGTAAATACTCTTCTTGATAAAAACATCCAATAGCACATCAGATACATATTTCATGGAGCTATCAGAGCTTAAACTTCTTGCACCCCAAACAACTATCCCTGAGTTTGGCTTAGAGACTATAGTAATAACTCCTGCGGGATTCAGAACATCGGTGTCCCCCGTAGTGAGGTTGACTAAAGTCTCAATAGCACCCCTGATAGTTGCTTCTGTACCTGCGGGAGCTTTCCATACACCACGCTCTGCTATGATACGGGCATAAACACCCATAACATGACCACAAGCGGGGCAAGCTCTTAGCTGACCTGTATTGGAAAGAGGGTCAGATACTTTTATCCACGGATATACTACAGCACCTACATCACAAGACATATTTTTTCTTATAGTAACAGCATCCGTAGCTGTAGCTGTAGTACTCGGCAAGTCAACAAGAGCGAATACATCTTTTCGGTTTTCACAGTAAGTCATCAACGCTCCGTTTAATGCAGCAGTGGTCTGACCAGGCATACACAGGAAACTCACATCATCCACTTGGTCTAATGACGAAAGTGAAGTACTCCAATCTGCTGTTGAAATACTTTCAATACCATCTAAACCTTGTTCAAAGGTCGCATTGGCTGTAGGTAGTGCAAGTTCCCCTGATACTGCGTGGATAAACTTGGAGTTACCATTCACATTGTCAACCCAATAGTCAGCACTATTAGTGTCATTGGAAAGACCTTCAAGTGTCTCTATTAAATTACCTGCTGTGGCAGAGCTTAGATATAATTTGAAGTCAAAATTATCAGGGTTATCTGCATTAGCACTTACATTAAGAATTAACTCATTTCCCCACGAACCTTCGTCTTTCGCTGTGATAACAGGGGGATTAGCGGGGGCAGAAGCAAAGTCAAACACCACTACTGACTTAGTAGCACTGGCTTCATTAGCGGTTCTGACTACATAGCACTTCTTTCCACCGTTTTGGAAAAACCCATACACTGCATATGCAAGGTCACTGTTCGCTATAAAAGGCGAGGTCATTCCACCTGCAAAGTTAGTGATATAGGCATTCCAAGATGTAATAAAAATGGGAACATTGATTGGCCCTCTTTCGGCAATACCTACAAATCCACCAATAGATGTACTTGCAGATTCTAATACAGGAGCACCTGAAACGCTCTCAATGTATAAACCCGGAGTAAGGTATTCAGCCATTATTTAGCACCTCCATCTTTTTTCTTAGTGCTCACAGTCTTTGGAACATTCAAGAGTTCCTTGATTTCCATCTGCTCTTCGGGAGACTTCTTCATATAGATGAATCCCATCTTTTGTGCTGTATAGAGTTGCTCCGATACTTTACTGTCGGGAATCTCTTTTACTTCACGAGCAAACAGTCGGAAATCACTTCCGTCTTTCAGTTCAAAGATGTGGGGAGCACCTGCAATCTCATAAATCTTCATTTTTTGGTTACCTCCCATACAATCTCTTTATTTGTGGAAACTTCGGTTGTTTGTGTTACCATAGGAGCTTCAACAGTTAGTCTCTCATCTATCTCTACCCATATCTTATAAGTAAAAATCGAGTGAAAGATTCTTTGGTCACTTTTGAATAAATCAGCTTTAGTGATTCCACCTTGCTGTAACACAAAGCTACTTCTACTCTTTCCCGACAAGTCTTTTACAGGGAGATTAAAATATCCATCGGGATAACTACTCAGCCAAATTCTGGTCATATCATTCATATGGGACTGTAGTTTAGACCAAAAATCAACTTGGTAATATAGGTTATAAGGGATAGCCCCCTTTTCGAGCGTCAAACTATGTTCTTCAGCATCCCTACTGGTAACAACCATGTCGGGGAAATATCGTATAGAGTCCCTTTCACTGTTAAGGTTATACAAACTTATGCAAGGGTACTCTTCCAATTTGAAATCTTCGTCAGGCTTTCTTATACGCACAGGAACAGAAAAGGGCATACCAAAGGGGTCATTTAGTTTAATGATTTTTTGTATGTGTTCTGTCAGTGCTATATCTATCTGCTCAAACCATACAGACTCACTCATCACTATCTCTCCCCTTCACTAACTCAGAGAGTAATTCTCTCCAATTAGCTTTAATAATAGGCTCAACTTCTGACCATGTGGGTCTTATCAGCGGTCTTGGTGGGCTACTATCTGTCCCATACTCAAGCCATATCATCAAGTCACTAAACTTTACACCATTCGGTGTTCTCTTCCAAGCTGAAGCACCTACAAACAAAGTGATGCCATCTTTTGGTGCTCTGACTCTTCTTACTTGCAAGTTATCTCTCAGAAAACCCGTGTCTACATATATGGTAGTGTCTCCACCTTTCAGCTCCACAGTCTTTTCTGATAATGGCACCCATGGTAAGTCTTGTGACTCAATGTGTCCCAACAAGGTATTTAGCACTAAATTCCCATCTTCTTCGAGCTGTGCTGTAAACAATGGTTGTAGCTTTACATTTAACCCCTGTAGTATCATACCTGCACGAGTCCAATCCCCGAATTTACTCATTCTCATAGTCATACTGCTCACCTACTAAATGATTCATTCTTATCGACTCGGCAATAAAAGTCATAAAACTGCCAAGCGTCTGCTACAAGGGTTTTCGGCTGTACCTTTTCAATGAGGTAACTAACATTCTTAAAAGTGATTTTTCCTCGTCTTAAAGTCTCGAAATCATCTAAAGACTGATAAGGTAAATCACTATTTATAATCTGTTTTGCGGGAAAAGTAATTAACGCATCAATCTCTATGCCCTGTATTGGCTCTTCACCTTTTTCAAAGTCGGTCTTCACTCTACCAATTAACTTCTTAGGTTCGTGATAAACTTTACTAGGAGTTTCACCATATACATTAACTTCTGTACTTTCCTCATCTAACAGACTGACATAAACAGCATCGGAAAACATGATGGAGAACACTTCTTCCATACCGTCAAGAAACGCATTTTGTATTTCAGAGTAATTTCTCATATGTTTAACCTCTATGCTTCAGTGGTAACGGATAGTTCGGCATACCCAGTGAGGGAGCTAAGAGCTGAAGCAGACACCGCAATGTAGTATTGAGTATCGGGCAACAGTCCAGTTATTCTGCATTTACGCTGATGAACATCTTTTATAACTGCCACCTCTTTCGATTCCGTAGAAATCTTATTGGAAATATTGAACGTATCAAGTACAGGGGAAGTTGAAATGTATACCTTATAGCTAAAGAATCTGCTTAAATTTTTAACATTCCACAGCACTTCTATAGATGTGCTTGTGACTTCTCCTGCATATAGGATAAGCGAGGGGATTGCACCTTTTTCATAGTTTCTCTTTGTTGCATATCTATCGGAAAGAAGTACATCATGTGAGACAAGTGTGTTTCCCCCCGCACCCCCTTTGTCTAAATAATCGGAGTACTCTTTATCCGTCTGTACGATAAGCTTCATGTAGTGGTCAAACCTTTGTGAACGCTTCAGATAGTTGTTATTATCCGCA